GCGCCTCGTGGAGGGCGTGGCGCCTCGTGGAGGGCGTGGCGCCTCGTGGAGGGCGTGGCGCCTCGTGGAGGGCGTGGCGCCTCGTGGAGGGCGTGGCGGGCGTCGACAGCAAAACGCCCGCCTCGGGCGGCGGGCGTCGGGGCGGTCAGCGGCGCATGAGGCGGCGCAGTATCGCCTCGGTGCACCAGGCTAGGACAAACGCGGGCGCCAGCACGAGGGCGAGGCCGACGAGCGTCAGCACGACAGCGAGGATGATCATGCGCAGGCCCTATCGGGAGGCGAGCGCGCTGCTATGGGATCATCGAGGCGAGGGCGCGTGATGTGAGGCGTGTTTGGCATGGTGTGCTCCTGGATAGGCTCTAGAATGGACAGAAATGGCCCGTGGCGGGCGTTGAGGGCGTGGCTGGTGGTTAGGTAGCGGGCGAGGCTTGACGGGCGCCAGCGGGCTCCTGTGTCGATTTGCGGGGCGCGGTGGTCAGGCCAGTGCTACGGCCTAAGCCCACGTGCCATGCGCGAGCATGAATTCATGATCGTGCCGCTGAAAAAGTCATGCCAGATTAGGTGTGGCGCGTCCTCGTAAACATGCGCCCAATTGTAGTCGATGTATCTGGATTTTTGCCCGTGTTTGTCCTGTGTCGTACCTTTTGATATGTTTGCGCGGAGGCGCAGGTTGTTGTGGTGCGCAACGGCTTTGTCGAATAGCCCCGCGCCAAACTGCTCGTCGGCTCTTGCCCTATACGCACGCACGTCTTCCGGCGCTGCATCCACGGCTTCGGCCAGGGTTACGATGTTCATAGCTGCACCTGTTAAGTACGTTCGCAAACAGTGTTTTACTTTGTCTTGCCCAGTCCATACGGCCGGGCGCATGGTCAGGCGGCGCTTAGCGCGCCGCCCAGGCGGGGATGGCCGGCTCGGCGGCGTAGTCGCCGCGCAACGGCATGATCAGGCCGAGCGCGTCAGCGTGGCCGGCGAAGGTGGCGACGGCCGGCGCGGTCGGCCCGTTGTACGTCAGCACGGGCGAGCCGAGGCCGGCGGTCTTGGCCGCCTTGTGCATGCGCGCGAGATAGTCGGGGTCGTACGCGGCGGGCTCGTTGGCTGGCGTGCGCGGCACTGCGGTGCGCCAGTCGGGGAACGGCATGTCGACCGGCTGGAGCGGCACGCGCACTCCGTCAGGCGCCACGATTTGCAGCCAGCCGTCCGTCATGACGCTGAGCTCCGCCTCATCGGCGCCGACGCGCGGTGCCTTGAGTACCGCGATCTTGTCGGCGGGGAGGATCCAAGAGTCGATGAGCGTGTTGGCGGCGGGGCGCCGAATGGCTATGAGCGCAGCGCCGTCCGTTGCGACGTATGTCGTGTGGTCGCGCTCTGTAGTGACGTGCACGCCGCGCAGGTTCGGGCGGTATGTCTTGGCGCGGGCGTTTTCCGCGAAGAGGGCGACGGCGGCGAGCGTGCGCAGGTGCAGCGTGGCGGTGTCGGTCATGGGGCGTCTCCAGTCATGCGAGGATGGACAGCCAGCCCACGAGGGCGGCGAGGAAAGCGGCGAGCGCGGTGAGCTCGCCCAGGGCAGCGGCGGGGCGCATGGTCGTGTCTCCCGTGTCGGTCGTGATTGTGGACGTGTCAGACGCGGCGGCGCGCCTGCTGTTAGTCATCGAGCCACGTCACGAACATGACGGTGGCGGACCTGTACGGGCGAAATTCGTATGTATCCCCGTGGTCGTATGTCCGGCCCCGCACGCCAGTCAGGCCTACGGCCGCCTTCGCCCGGCGCATGAGCTCGCGCTGATACTTGCGGTTGGCCTTGGCGTAGCCTGATGAGCCGTCCCAGCCGTAGTGCGTCAGCTCCGGCATGGCGACGGTGGCTCGCCTCGCCCACGAGTAGTTTGCTTCACCGGCGAAGGTGTCCGTGTATTCGACATGATACCTGGCCATGGTCGTGTCTCCGGTGTCGGTCGTGGTTGTGGACGGGTCAGACGCGGCAGAAGCGGCCGGTGCGCAGGTCGCGGACGTACAGCAGGCGGGCGAGCCGGCTGTTCTCGCGCAACCAGTCGGCCAGCTCTTGCGCGTCATCGGCCGGCTGATAGGAGCGCTGCACGTAGCCATCGCTCCAGCGATAGGTGAGGCAGTACGGCACGCCGTGCTCGATCAGCTCGTTGTGCATGGCCTTGCGGTCCTGGCGGGTCATGGTCGTGTCTCCCGTGTCAGTCGGTGTATGACGCATGTATTGCACAGCGTGATACGCATGTCAACAGGAAAAATGCGCGTCATGCGATATCGGCAGACAACCGGCGCGGATTGCGCTAATGTGACGGCAGATGCCGCAGCGTGCTAATCGCGGCAAATGCAAGGAAATGCAGGAGGTTACGGTAGATGCCCACCAAACGGGGCGCGCTCACGCGCCAGGAGGCGGCCTTCGCGGAGACGTATGCGGCCACGGGAGACGCGCAGTATGCGGCGGCGCGCGCCGGATACTCGCAGCCGCGCTCGCATGGCTATCGGCAGCTGGCCAAACCCGCCGTGCTGGCGGAAATCGCGCGCGTGCAGCGTGAGCGGCTCTACAACGAGGCGCTGCCACTGGCCGTCAACACGCTCCAAGCCATCATGAGCGACGAGAAGGCGCCGGCCGGCGCGCGCGTCCAGGCCGCCAAGGTCGTGCTCGATCGCACGCTAGGCTCCGTCGACGAAGGCCAGCGCAAAGAGTTGCACGAGATGACGCACGAGGAGATCCAGGAGGCGCTGGCGCGGCTCCGCGCCGAGGTCGAGGAGCGGGCGCGCCCGCGGCTCGAGCTCCAGCCGCAGCCTGGCTCGCCGGACGTTTTCGGCTGATTGTGCGCAACGGGTGCGCAAACGGCGGCGGCAAACCGTTGCGCCACAACGAGGTGCGATATTGTACAGGACAAGGTTGCGCACCCCGGCGGCGCTCGCGAGGCGCATTCAAGGCGCGTCGACGGCACGTGCGAGGCGCCCGTCGCCGCCGGCGCCGTCGACGCGCCGGCACCCGGCACCCCGCGCGTGCGCGCGACCCGACCCCTGGCGTCAGTCCGAAGTCACGCGAAAGCTGTCGCTCGGACGCCCGTAGAAATTTTCGCCTGAAAAATCGAACCGGACATTTTGTCCTGACCGCCCGAACAGCCCGAAAAGCCCCCAAAACACCCAGATTTTCGCAGGTTCGCCGCCCCTCGCCGGTTCGCCGCCCATCGCCGGTCCGCCGCCCCTCGCCGGTTCGCCGCCCCTCGCCACACGCCGGAATTGCCAAAATCCGCCCGTAAACCCGCCAGCGTTGCCGAAACGGCAAAACGATCGTCCAGCAAAATCACCCGCGTCTGCATACACGGCGCTTGACAACGGCACGCGGCCTGCAATACGGTGGTACCCGTCGCTTCGCCTAGCGACTTCTACCTCCCAGACCAAACTTCAAGGCTCTGACGCGGTTATTTCAGCCCCCTGAACCGTGTCAGAGCCTTGCTTTTGTCCGGCAATGTCTGGTATGACTGTCGTCATTCTGGACGATGACACGGGCCGATGCCCCGGGAGCTCCGCGAATGCCCCTGCCGACCTCGCCGAGCCTGGACTACAGCTACACGGCCTTCCAGCAGGCCCAGGGAAACAACACCTTTCCCGGAACGCAGCTCGACAACGATCTCGCCAATCTGAAGCAGTCGATCGATCAGACGATTGACTTCGCGGCCAGCGTCATTCGCGAGGACGGCCAGCTGCGCAACGGCATCGTCACGAAAGAGGCGCTGGGGTCTGACATCACTCTTGGCGTCGAGCCTCCCCGGCCGTGGGTGCCGGGCCGGCGGTACGAGGTGAACGACACCGCCACCATCAACAACACGCTCTGGATCTGCACCCAGGCCCACGAGTCCGGCGACTTCGCGGAGGACGAGGCGGTCGGGTTTTGGGACAAGCTCATCGAGTTCACCGTTCCGGCGGCGATCGAGGACGGGGCCGTCACCACGGCGAAGCTTGCGGCGCTGGCCGTGACGGCGGCGAAGATCGCCGCCTCGGCCGTGACGACCGCGAAGATCGCCGATGGCGCGGTGACGCTGGCGAAGCTGGCGCCTAGCGTGCAGGCGGCGATGCCGATGGTCGGCGCCACGATGGAGTGGGATGGGCCGGTTCCTCCCGCCGGGTGGGTGTTCAAGGCCGGCCAGGAGCTCTCGCGCGTCACATATTCGGCGTTGATGAACGTGCTGACGGCGGTCTGCACCGGGACGGTTTCAGGGTCTTCGCAGACGATCACCAACGTATCGGCCGACTTGCGTGGGCTCGGGCTCGAGGGCGCCGTCATCGAGGGCGCTGGGATCGAGCCAGGCACGACGGTGACGGCCGTGACGTCCACGACGATCACGTTGTCGCAGAACGCTTCGGCGTCGGGGTCCGGCGTGACGCTGCGCATCTTCCCGCACGGAAACGGCAACGGCTCGACCACGTTCAACGTGCCGGACGACCGGGGGCGTGTGGCGGCCGGCCGTGACAGCATGGGCGGCACTGCGCAGATGCGGCTGACGTCCGCGGGCGGCGTTGAGGGCGCGCGGCTTGGCGCAGCCGGCGGCAGCGACACGCATACGCTCACCGAGCAGCAGATGCCGTCGCATACGCACACCGGGTCCACGAGCACCGCCGGGTCGCACACGCATACGTATTTCGACGCAGGCACCGTTTGGATGGGGACTCCGGGCGGCGAGGGCGCGGCGGCGCGGCAGAACCAAGGGACAACGCGCACCACAGACCCGGCCGGCGATCACTCGCACACGCTGACGATCAATAACACCGGCGGCGGCCAGGCGCACCCGAACGTCCAGCCGACGCGCGTCACGAACAAGATCATCTTCACGGGGGTCGTCTGATGGCCGATCCGACTGGCTACGACCGCGATTACAGCTTTTCCGGCTTTCAGGCTAACGCACCAGCGACGCCGCTGCCGGGGCAGCAGGTAGACATCCAGCTCGACAAGGTGAGCGCGTCGATCACGACGATCGTTGACGCGATCCGCGACGTGCGGCGGCCGGACGGGAAGCTGCGGAACGGTATTGTGACGGCCGAGAGCCTGTCGCCAGATCTCGCGCTTGGCGTTCGGCCACCCGCCAAGTGGCAGGCCGGAGTCGAATACAAGGCCGGCGACACGGTATTCGCCGACGTTGGGTTCTATCGGGCGCTGGTCGATCACGTGTCGACTGACTTTGCTGCGAACCTGGCGGCTGGGCTCTGGGAGCTGTTCGCCGACATGTCGCAGGTCGTTGCGAACGCCGAGATCCAGCCGGACCAGCTGGTTGGCAGTACGGCGTTCGGGCGGTCGTTGCTTTCGCTGGTTGACGCTGCGGCGGCGCGCGGGGCGCTCGACGTGCCGCCGAACGCCCGCACCATCAGCGCCGGCCCCGGCCTGACGGGCGGGGGCGATCTCAGTGACGATAGGACGCTCAGCATAGCCGCCGACGGCGTAACCGACGACAAGGTCTATACGCCTGCCAGCGCGGGTGATCCTAATGCGGTGAAGGCAACGAAGATCGCGTTCCTGCAGGGCGGAACGGGCGCGGTTGAGCGTTTCGTGCAGGACAAGCTGCGCGATGTCGTGAGCGTCAAGGACTTCGGCGCGGTTGGGGATGGGGTGGCGGACGATACGGCGGCGATTCAGGCGGCGCTGAACTCATCTGCCTCTGCAATTTACGTGCCTCATGGTCGCTACCGAGTGACTGCCAACTTGACGCGATCGGGTAATACGCTCTTGCACGGGGATGGTCAAAACGCCTCCGTACTCGTACTGGAGGGTTCGGCCTCCTTCATCTACACGGGAGGGGATGCGTCAAACCGCTGGAACACGAATCAGATATACATTGAGAAGCTGTCTTTCTTAGTGCAGGGATCATCTAACAAAAACGTAGTGGATATTAGCTACACAGGGGGCGCTGGCAATACTGAAAAAACCGCAGTAATCCGGGATGTTCGCATTCAGGGCACAGGGCCGTTTGACACTTTTGGCTGCGCTCTTCGTATGAAGAACGCCACAAACGCGGTGGTAGATGCCGTGACTATCTGTGGTGACGTGGACGGAGCACCACTGAGCAGTGGAAAAGGCATATCACTGGAGGGGGACGCGGTTTACGTTGGTGAAGAGATTGTTGGTGGTGCGCCCTGCGATATTACTGTGGTAAGCACTTCAATCTATTTCGTACAAGAAGCGGTACACATTGAAGGGTGGGTAGAGGGGGTGCACATCAATAAGTGCACCTTCGTGGCAGTGAGTGGTGGTGTATATGCCACTGCCTACCCCGGCGGTCGTCCTTACATCAGCGTGATAGACTCGCACATCAATAGCTCTCGCTTTGGCGTGGCTACGTTCAATTACCTTCAATGCGATTTCTCGCACAATCTCATCTACGCACAGCAGACCGATGCGGGTGATACATCTTACGTAGGCATCCAATGCGAGTTGGCAATTCCGGGAGTTCAATTGAATCTACGTGTCACGGATAACACGTTTTTTGGTTTGATTAATACACCGAAGAACGCAATTGTCGTTGCCGGGACTGGAGATAGTTTTGGGAAAATCTCAGGCAATCTCATTAACACGTTTGATTCCGGAATCTGGCTTCAAAGCGGAACCAGCAACATGTTGGTTACTGATGACAACAGGTTCGTCGATATAGCTGGTTACGAAATACTGGACCAAGGCACTGGCAACATTATCTGTGGTACAAGCCTTGATAGCGACGGGAGTGATGTTCGTCACCCAAGCGGGTACGTCCACAAGTTCGGGACATCGGTGGCGACGCTCGACGCTAACGGGGATGGCGTAATTCCATTAGTGCCAGCGTTTCGCAATGAATTTCTAAGCGGAACCGTGTGCAATGGAGACCCAAATGTTGCTGGGGACGCAGCTTTCGTTGTTAGGCAAGGTGACTGCACGGCGTCTGCAATAGCATTTTCTGTTCGGCCAAACCCAGGGGCAATTCCTGTCAGAGTAAATTGGACAGCTAACGGTCGATAGCTGTGGTCTGACGCCGGAGCAAATCGACGCCATGTGGACGGAGGCCGCCGCGCTATGACGACCGCCATCTTTACCATAGCCGCCTGCGCCGTGCTCAACCGT